AACCGTTCGGTCAGGGCTTTAAGGACATGGCACCCGCTGTGGACAAGCTGGAGCGTCTGGTGGTCGATCATAAGCTGGCGCACGGTGACAACCCGGTCCTGAACATGTGCGCGGCCAATGCGATTGCAGAACGCGATCCGGCGGGCAACAGGAAGCTAAACAAGGCCAAGTCTATCGGTCGGATTGACGGGCTGGTTGCGTTGGCTATGGCGCTGGGCAGCGAGGCTATGGTCGAGGCAGTCACGGCTTCATCGCCTTGGGATGATCCAGCGTTTGAATTGGAGTCGTGAGAAAAATACTATTCTGGAAAAATAGTTCTTGCAGAAAAATAATTTTCATGTTTATGTGTTCGAGAAGGTGGCGGTTGCAGCCGCTTAACCTTCTCTAAGCCAACCGGAATGCACGGTTGACCTGATTGCATAATGCGACAGGCGACGTGCGTCCGCAAGACAAGGATGCACAACATGGCTATCAAAAAAGCAGAAGCTGGAACACTTCACATTGACGCGCTCAAGCAGGGACGCGTTAAGCTGCGCATGATTGGATCGACGCCGCTTTACTTCAACGCAATGAGTGCCAAGGCCAAGCGGTCTTTGCTGATCGGCGGCGGCAAAAAAACCGCAGCCGAGCGCAAAGAAATTAAGCACGATCCAGAGCAAGAATACCGTGACAGCGCCTATCGTAAGCGCGACGGCGAAACCCTGCTTTGCTTCCCAGCGCCGGGCGTAAAGGGCGCAATGGCAACGGCGGCTTTGGAAACGCCTGGCGTCACAAAGACAAGCGTGCAGCGTTTGATTTTTTTGCCAGAAATGAAAATTCAAGTCTGGGGCAAGCCTTATCTCAAAATGGACGTTGTGCGATCGGCCGATATGAACAAAACGCCGGACGTTCGCACGCGGGCTTTTTTGCCTCGCTGGGTGGCAGAGGTTGATATTGCCTATGTTACGCCGACACTGAGCGCGCACAGCATTGTTTCTTTGCTGCAAAACGCGGGCGCGATTGTTGGGATCGGTGACTTTCGGCAAGAAAAGGGGCGCGGATCGTTTGGCACATTTTCGGTCGCAGGCGATGATCTTGGTGACTTCCAAGAATACTGGGATGAAATCACCGCAGAGGCGCGCGATGTGCAGCAGGCGGCGCTGGATAACCCAGAATGCTACGATGACGAAACCGAAGAACTTATGGAAATGCTGCAAGAGGAGCGCGAAAAGCGCGCGGCATGATATTGGCGGGGGCGGCTTAGGTCGCCCCACGCGGTCAAGGTAAGGCGGTCGAGGCTTGTCACGGTAAGGCAGGGCGCGGCTGGGCGCGGCTTGGCGGTCGAGGAAAGGCGGTCTTGGTGAGGTCTGTTTTGGTCGGGTGAGTTCGGGCTTGGCATGGCGGTCCACTGCAAAACAGAAAGGGAAGACAAATGGCTTTTACAAGTAAAGATCGGCAGCGCATCATTGATGGGTATTTGTCGGAGAGCGGGCGCAATATGTTTGTCGCGTCTGAGTTCATTGACTGGCTGGAAGGCCAGCCGGATCACGAAGCTTATGATTGGTTCTTTGGCATTGATGATGCCGAAGCGGCACGTCAGCACCGCATCCATCTTGCACGCAAAATGGCAAGCGGGCTTCGGATCAAAGCCAAGGTCGAAACCACGGAAGCGAATGTGGTTCAAATCACTGAGCGGGAATATCCGGCTTATGTGTCGCCAATGGCAAGTCGAAAGCATGGCGGCGGATATACGCGTTTTGATCCAGACGATCCGGAGGCAATGGCTGAATTACGCAGGCAAGGCGCGGTTGCTTTAAGGTCTTGGCTAGATCGTTATGCAGGCGCGTTTGATGAAAACGAACTGTTTGCTTTAGAGGAAATCGCTGCGCCCAAGCGCGGTGTGGTGCAGTCCGCATAAGCGGGCGCACTGGTCAAGGAAAGGCGGTCGAGGCAGGGCAAGGTAAGGCTGGGCGCGGCAGGGCGAGGCTTGGCGGTCGAGATGTGTCGTTGCGTGTTGTGTTTAGGTAAGCCATGGCGAGGTGGGCGCGGCTAAGACCGCCCTGCCTTTACCATGAGCGCCTGATGTGCTAATTTGCTGCAAACATCGAGGACGCTCGTGATGGCATTATTTGACCGCTTCCGCAAAGCGGAGACGCGCAATCTGGAAAACCCTAACGCTCCTGTCTCGGCAGAGGACTTTCTGCAAGTGATGGGTTGGGGTGAACTAACTGCGTCCGCTGGTGTGACGGTCAACACTGACACCGCTCTAGGCGTTCCTGCTGTCTGGGCTGCGGTCAACTTTCTTAGCGGCACGCTGGCTGGCCTTCCGCTGCACGTCTACCGCAAGACATCCAAGGGGCGTCAGCGCGCAACAGGTCCGCTTGAGGGCATCCTGCACGACGTGGCCAACGACAGCATGTCGTCGTTTGAGTGGCGCAAGTATATGTTCGACCAAGTGTTCACTGGCGGGCGCTGCGTGACCTATATTGAGCGCTCAGGAAGTGGCGCTGTCAAAAACTTGTGGCCGCTTGACCCGCAGAAAACGCGCGTCGAGCATCGCACCGAAGGCAAGCGTCAGATCAGGGTGTATATCTGCAACGGCGTGACTTATGCGGCAAACGAGGTCATCGACGTTCCATTTATGCTCAAGTCAAACGGCGTTGATGTTCGCGGCCCTATCTCGACCAACCGTGACGCCATCGGCATGGCTATCGCAGCGAGCCGCTACGGGGCCAAGGCGTTCCAAAGCGGTGGTATCCCCCCTGTTGTGCTGCAAGGGCCGTTCCAGAGCGGCGCTGCGGCTGCACGGGCATCTGATGACGTGGCCAAGACCACGGCAAAGCTGGCGCGTGAGGGTCGGCCCGTTATGGCGCTTCCGATGGGCCATGAGATGAAGCAAATCGGGTTCAATCCTGAGCAAATGCAGTTGATTGAGTTGCAACGCTTCAGCATCGAGCAGATCGCCCGCATTTACAGCCTGCCGCCTGTTTTCTTGCAAGATTTGACGCATGGGACGTTCAGCAACACCGAGCAACAGGATTTGCAGTTCGTCAAGCACACGCTGAAACGCTGGATTGAGCAGGTTGAGCAGGAGATGAACCTGAAGCTGTTCCCGCGCGGTTCCAAGCAATACGTCGAGTTTAATGTTGATGGCCTTCTGCGCGGTGACTTCAAGACCCGTATGGAAGCGCACGCGACCACAATTCAGAACGCGATCCGCACGCCCAACGAGGTTCGGACTATCGAAAACATGCCTCCGGCTGAAGGTGGCGACAGTCTGATGGTTCAAGGTGCCACTGTGCCTATCACTCAACAGACGGGAAGCCCTGATGCCGACACCGAATGAGGCTATGCGCGAGGAGGCCGAACGCGGCCTTGCTTGGCGTCGTGAGTTTGGCCGTGGTGGCACTGAGGTCGGTATCGCTCGCGCGCGTGACATCTCGAATGGTAAGAACTTGAGCATGGACACCGTTCGGCGCATGAATAGTTTTTTTGCGCGCCATGAGGTCAACAAGGAAGCAGAAGGCTTTAGACCCGGTGAAGATGGCTACCCAAGCAACGGGCGCATCGCGTGGGCGCTTTGGTCTGGTGACGCAGGCCAGTCGTGGGCTAGTCGTATCTTGGCCCAAGAGGACGATGAGCGGGGCTGTGTGGACGCAGGTGATGGTTCTGTGTTACATTCGGCAAAAGATATGGAGGCCAACATGGCTCAACGTGAAATCCGCGCTGGTGCGCAGCCTCTCGAAATTCGTGAGGACGATGATCAAGCGATCCGGGTTTCCGGTTACGCGGCTGTCTTTGGTGAGGAAACAAACATTGCAGGCATGTTCACCGAGGTGATCGAGCGCGGCGCGTTTGCAAGCGCGATTGAGCGTCAGGATGACGTGGTGTTTCTTATCAATCATGAAGGCTTGCCTCTTGCGCGCACGCGGTCTGGCACTCTTCGCCTGACTGAAGATGAGCGCGGTCTATATATGGAGACGGAACTTGACGGCTCTGACCCGGATGTTCGCAGCATTGTCCCCAAGATGAAGCGCGGCGATCTGGACAAGATGTCGTTTGCTTTTGTGCCTACGCGGCAGGAATGGGACGACAGCGGCGACATGCCGAAGCGCATGATCCGCGACCTACAGTTGCACGACGTGGCGATTGTCACGACGCCCGCATATAGCGGAACAGAAATTGGTTTGCGTTCTCTTGAGGCGCACCGTTCTGAGCAAATTAAAACACAAGCAGCACGTCGCCTTCGCATGAAGGCCAAGCTGTAACAGATAACGGCGGACTCCCGCTGTTTTGCCCTTCCCAGCGCCTTGGGCAAGCGCTCGGACTGATCGTCGTGATGACAGACCAGTTCCCTTAGATGGAGGCCTAAAATGGCTGATATTAAAACCCTGCGGGAGCAAATGGCGAACATCGCCACCGAGGCCCGCTCTAAGCTGTCGGAAGTAACCGACGCAACAGACGAAGCCCGCGCCGCTGAGATCGAGCGTGAGTTTGACGCCATGATGGCAGACCACGACAAGCTGGCTGCACGCGCAGACCGCATGGACAAGGTTGAAAAAGCACTTCGCGCTGGCGATGCTGTTGACCTCGACCGCCGCCCTACTTTTGAAAACCGTTCCGCTCCCGCAGTGGACGAAGGTTTCAAAATGGACTACCGCGCTGCGTTCGCTGAAATGATCGCTGCTGGTGGTGAAGGCTTTGTTGACCACGAAGTGCGCAATGTTCTCAAAGAGCATCGTGTGCAAACTGGCGGCACCACGACTGCTGGTGGCTTTACTGTCCCAACGGAACTGGCGACTTTCATTGAAAAAGCGATGATTGCCACAGGCCCGATGTATGGCAACGACCTGTTCACCGTTATCAACTCCGCCGATGGCCGCACGTTCAACATCCCAACTGTTGACGACACTGCTGTCACCGCAGAGGCTCACACAGAAGGCACGCAGCCAACCGACGACGGTGGCAAAGACGTGACCTTCGGTCAGAAGTCGCTTGGCGCGTTTGCCTTCGATTCTGAGTGGCTTCGTTGGTCCGCAGAACTGAACGCAGACAGCATCATGAACATGGAAAGCCTGCTCGGTGAGTTGCTTGGTGAGCGCCTTGGCCGCATCGCCAACAGCAAGCTGACAACTGGCTCCGGTTCCTCGGATGTTGAAGGCATCGTGACCAACTCGGCAGAAGGTAAAGTTGCAGCCGCAACCAACGCCATCACTGCTGACGAGATCATCGACCTGATCCACGCTGTCGATCCTGCCTACCGCTCCTCGCCCAACACTGCGATCATGATGGCGGACGCCACCTTGGCCGCTGTGCGCAAGCTGAAAGACGGCGACGGCAACTACCTCTGGCAGATGGGCAACTATCAGGCTGGCATCCCGCAGGGCCTCTTGGGCTACAGCATCGCTGTCAACCAAGCGATGGACAACGTGGGTTCCGGTGTTGACTCCAAGGTCATGCTGTTCGGTGACATGTCGAAGTTCTACGTCCGCAAAGTGGGCGCACCTTCGCTCTACGTTGCACGCGAGCGCTTCGCACCAGACTTCGGTATTCTCGGCTACATCCGCTTCGACGGTGTGCTGACGAACACCGCAGCCATCAAGCACCTCGCACTGGCCGCTGCCTAAGGTCAGCTTTTCGGTGGGGCGGCAAGTTCGCCCCACTTCCCAAGCTGACCCAAAGGAGGCAGATCATGCCAAAGGTTAAATTGCTCACCTCGATGGCTGGCATCAATTTTTCGCACAACGTTGGCGATGTGATTGACTGCAACGCGGCAGAGGCCCAACGCTTTGTCGCGGCTGGTATCGCTGAGGCTGTCGCAGCACCCGCTGCCAAGGTTGAGCGCGCCGTTAAGAAAACGACCACGCGCAAAGCGGTCTCTGAGGAATAGAAACCATGCAGCCATTGCAGAATTTCAACGCATTGCAGCTTGTCACGGCACCAGCAACGACGCCGATAACGCTTTCTGAGGCGAAGGAGCAGTTGCGCGTTGAAAGTTCTGACGATGACGTGATTTTGACCCGTCTGATCAACGTGGCTGTGGCTTACACCGACGCCAAGGGCGCACTTGGGCAAGCAATGATTACGCAGACTTGGGGCCAGTGGATTGGGCCAAACCCAACGCAGAGCATCCGCCTGACGCTTGGGCCAATCCAATCGGTGACTGCGGTTAAGTATTACGACGTTGATGGCGTTTTGCAGACCGACACCTTGAGCAATTATGAGGTGTTTGGGACGGGTTCAGCGACGACGATTGGGCCTAAGTCTGGGCAGAACTGGCCTGTCACACAGGATCGGCCCGACGCGATCAAGGTGGAGTACGTCGTGGGCTACGGTGATGCGACAACAGACGTTCCTGAGACGATCCGCCATGCGATGATGCTGATGGTCGGTCACTGGTATGACAACCGCGAGCAGACGGGCTTCGATGAGCTATCCAACATCCCGTTTGGCTATGAAGCCCTTCTGAACATGCACCGCGAGACTTGGTATGGTTAAGGCTGGCCTATACCGCGAAAAGGCGACCTTTCAGCGGCTCTCTGAGGGGGCGGTTGACGACTATGGCAACGTCTATTCAGGATGGGCCAATCTTGGCACGCGCGCGGCTGATATGCGCGAGCGCACGGGCAAGGAAAAGATCGAGGGTGGCGCACTGCTGGACGTGGGCATGGCGACTATGCGCTGCCGCTCTGACAGCTTCACAAGCGGCATTACATCGGCGGACAGGGTTTATATTCGCAACACAACGTGGGCGATTAAGAACGTCACGCAGATTGATGCGAAGGACACTGTTATTGAGTTCCTGCTTGAGCGCGGGGTGGCATCGTGAGGGTCACTGGCGCGAAAAAGCTATCGAAGCAGTTTGACCGTATGCCTGAGGCTGTTGAGAAACAGATGGTTAAATCTATTCGCCGCAACACTGAGGCCGCAGCACGCATGGCGCGCAGCCTTGTGCCTGTTGCAAGCGGAGAGCTGAAGGGGTGGATTCATACGAAATATGAAAAGCGCCCTGATGAATATATCGGTTCCGTTGAAGCTGCTCCGCCAACACAAGAGGCGCAGATCAAAGCAAGAGCGGTTGAGTTTGGCCGAAAAAAAGGAGATCGCGGCACAACCGCAGCGCAGCCCTACATTCGACTTGCTCAAAGGCAGCAAGGCCCAAAATTCAAAAAAAGCATGAAGGCTGCTATTCGTCGCGGCATCAAGGAGGCAACCAATGGCTGATGGCTTTGTCCTAGCATTGCAGAAAGGCCTGCGCGCCGCTCTGGTGGCCAACTCTGATGTGACGGACCTTGTGTCATCGCGCGTCTATGATGAGCCCCCACAGGACGTTGTATTCCCGTACCTGCGCTTTGGTGAGATTACCCCTGTTGCGTTTGACACTGACACGCTTGAGGGTTCTCTGGTTTCGGTTTCTCTTGAGGCTAATTCTCGGAGCGCTTCGGGGCGGGTCGAGGCGGCGCGGATTGTTGAGGCGGTGAAGGCAGCGCTGCACCGTCAGGAAACGGCGGTCACGGTCACGGGGTTCACGCTGGTCGAATTGATATTCCAGACGTTTTCGGTTACAAGAGATGCTGAGGGTCGTGGCTACACGGCTGTTATCGCGCTTCAGGCTATGCTTGAAGAAATCGCCTAAATACCGCGCTGTGGGCAAGCGCTCTTAAAGGAGGCCATCATGGCTAAACAACTTGGACGCGCCCTGCTGGTCAAAATCGGCGATGGCGAAGCATCGGAAGCATTTGCAAATCTTTGCGGTCTTAACTCTAAATCTCTGACGGTGAACAATTCGTCCATCGACGTGACTACGCCAGACTGCACGACGCCCGGGGGCGCTCTGTGGACTGAAACGCTGGCAGGTCTGAAAAATGTCTCTGTCTCCGGCGATGGTTTCTTTGAGGACAGCACCGCAGAAGCGCGCATGAACACAGTCGCAATGGCTGCGGACAACGCCTGCAACTTTGAAATTGTTGTGCCTGACTTTGGTACATACGCTGGCGGGTTCCGCATCACGTCGCTTGAGTTCGGCGGCGAGACTGAAGGCGGTGTGACCTACAGCATCAGCCTCGAAAGCAATGGCGTCGTCACGTTCACGGCTGCCTAATGAGCATCACGGCTGAAGCGCCGCGTGGGGGTGTTGTCGAGTATATCGGCAGCACCTCTTATACGTTTGTTCTGCGCAATCGTGAGATTGAGCGGTTTGAGGACAAGCACCGAGGCATCTTTGACTTGTGGGACGGGTTCTTTGGGCGCGGCAAAAAGCCGACATCTACTGAGGTTCGGGACATCGTGGCGCTTGGCTTGGTCGGCGCAGGCAATAAGGACCACGAGGCGGACAAGATTGTCTCTGAGTGCAATCCCGACGACCTGATGCGTCTTTATCAGGTGGCGCAGGCGATCGTGGGCGTGGCGTTTATGCCGGACGCGATGGATGACGCAAAAAAAAAGACCGAGGCGGACCTAAGCCAGACCGATTGAATGTTCGCGGCCTGATTGCCAACGGAATTGTGATCGGGTTACGTCCTGAGGAAATCCGTGATATGCTGCCGAAAGACACATGGCTTGTTTTCCAAGGCTGGACCGACGCGCACAGCCCTAAAAAAGCTGGTTCGGAGGCCATGAGTTCAGAGCAATACCGCGAACTTGTGAGGCAAGTAGATGGCAATTAGTGCAGAGCAGCTGAACATCATTCTTTCCGCCAAGGACAAAGAGTTCGCACGGGCAATGGAACGTAACCAGCGCCGGGTTGAGCGTTTCTCCAAGCAGTCTAACAAAAGTCTGGGCAAGACATCGAAGGCGTTTGGCGCGCTGTCAAAGTCTGTGGCTGCTTTTCTGCCTGCTTTATCTGCGGGCGCTCTTGTCGCAAGCGTTAAAAGCGTAACCTCACAGCTCGACGAGATTGGCAAGACTGCCGACAGAATTGGCATCACGACTGACGCCTTGCAGCTTTTGCGTGTTACCGCTGAAAGCGCAGGCGTCGCTCAAGGCTCTCTAGACAACAGCATTGAGAAATTAGGCAAGGGCTTGGCTGAGGCCACTCAAGGCATCGGCACGGCAAAGGACGCCTTGGAAGTTCTTGGCTTGAACGCGCGCGACCTAATCAACCTTGGCTTGGATGGCGCAATGGGCGCTATCGCTGAGGAAATAAACAAGCTGCCGACTCCTATGGAAAAGACGGCGATTGCAACGCAGCTATTTGGCCGCAGTGGCGCGCCGATGTTGAACCTTCTGCGTGAAGGCGCTGATGGCATGGCGCGGATGCAAGCGGAAGCCCGCCAACTTGGTGTTGTGATTGACGAGGACTTGATTAGAGGCGCTGAGGATGCTCAGACGCAGCTTGACCTTATGTCGCGTGTTATCAATGCGGAATTGTCATCTGCGCTTATCAATCTTGCGCCATTGCTTGTCAGCAGCGCGCAGGGTCTAGCGTCTCTAGCCTCTGCCGCAAACAAAATCATCAATTATGACATCCCTGAGTTTGTATCGACTGAAGCCGCTGACCAGTTGAGAGAATTGGCGGGCGAGTATGAAGGGCTAGAAAAAGAGCTATACGCGTTCAACGTCGCTCAAATGCGGCACTCATCCAATTTGCAAAACATGGGAGAGGACTCTGACGCGGCAGCCAAGTCAGCAAATGATTTGGCAACGGCAGAGGCAAACCTGCGAGCTGTTATTTCGCAAAGGGCATCTGGTCAGGCTGTTGTCGAAGGTCTTTCTGGATTGCAGGCGGAAACAGAGGAAATGCGCGAGCAGGCAAGGTTGCGTGCAATGTCTGCCGAAGATCGCGAAAGAATTCGCATCAGCAAATTGAAAGAGGCGCGTGAGACGCAGCTTATCAATGACCTCTACGCTAGCGGCGTTGAGATTACTGATGAGATGATGGACAACATTTTTGAGACTGTTGACGCTTATGGCGAAGCCGCTATTGCAGCCAGCAAAATCTTGAATCCCGTAGCGGCAGCGGCTTCTGGCACTCGCAAGATTGCAGATGAGGCCGAAAGCGCACGCGACGCCTATGTTCGGATGCTGAACGAAATGATTGCAGCTTCACCGGCTCTACAGCAGCTTGGCTTTGATGCTGACAACCTTGAAAGCACGATGGCCATGGTTGAGAGCCGCATGGAGGACGCGTTCATGGGTATGATTGACGGCACGATGAGCGCTAAAGACGCGTTCAAGTCTATGGCAGCCGACATCATTAAAGAACTGTTTCGAGTGCTTGTGGTTCAAAGGCTTGTCGGTTCGTTTGGGGCAGGCGGTGGGGGCATCTTGGGCGCGGCCTTCGGTGCTTTCGGAGCGGCTGCGCACGGCGGGACGGTGCAATCTGGATCTCCTACGGTTGTTGGCGAGCATGGCCGCGAACTGTTTGTACCGCAGCAAAATGGCCGCATTATGACTACTGCGCAGACAAAGCAAATGCAGGGCGGCGGCGGCTCAGGTGTGACCGTTGTGCAAAACATCAACGTCAGCACAGGCGTGCAGCAAACCGTCCGCACCGAGATTAAGCAACTCATGCCGCAGATCGCAGAGAGCGCGAAGTCTGCTGTTGCCGATGCCAAGCTGCGTGGCGGCTCTTACGGAAGGTCTTTTGCATAATGGCTATTCAATATCCTTTGACACTTCCAACGCACGTCACGCCTCGCACGGTTGAATTGACCGCGGTAAACGCTGTCGCCTACAGCATGTCCCCGTTTACGTTCTCGGGTCAGGCTCACGCCTACGCTGGGCAGATGTGGCAGGTCGATGTAACTCTGCCGCAAATGCGTCGTGAGGACGCAAACATCTGGATCGCGTGGCTTGTGAGCCTCAAGGGGCAGACGGGGCGCTTCTTGATTGGCGACCCGACATGCACAGCACCGCAGGGTTCGGCAAATACATCTCTTGGCACTCCCGTCATCACAGATCAAACGGGCGAAACTATTGACGTGACGGGCGCTGCGACAAGTCAAACAAACTGGCTTGTTGCTGGCGACTACATCCAGATCGGCGCAGCATCAACGGCAACGCTGCATCAGGTTTTGCAAAACGCCAGCACGGATGCGTCGGGCAACGTGACGCTTGAGGTGTGGCCCGGCGTTCGTGGAACAAGATCCGGTAGCATCACTGTTAACAATCCGGTTGGAAACTTCCGCCTTGCCTCAAACCAGCAATCTTGGAACGTCAGCGAGGCGTCAACCTACGGCATCACGTTTGGCGCTATGGAGGCAATATGAGCCGCACAGTTCCGTCATCGCTTATCACGGCATGGTCTGGCGAGACTGCGCACCCATACTTCGCTGTTGAGTTTATGCTGGACAGCGCGCCGCTTCGCTTTTGGAGCGGATACGGGGATCGTGACATTGGCGGGGAGACATATATCGGCGCAGGTGAACTGATTTCTATCAGCGGCCTTGAGGAAGTGAACGACCTGTCGGCCAAAGCGCTGACGATCAGCCTCAGCGGCATTTCTGGCGCGGTCATCAGCATGGCGCTGCAAGAGCCTTACCAGCGGCGCAAGTGCCGGGTCTATTTCGGTGACGCCTCTGTCTCGGATGTGGTTGAGGTTTTCACGGGCAGCCTCAACAAAATGACGATTGAGGACAGCGCGGAAACTGGCACGGTCACTGTCTTGGTGGATAGCAAGCTAGTCGAGGCTGATCGGTCATCGGCGCGCCGCTATACCAGCGAGAACCAAAAGGCGCGGTATTCGGGCGATACATTTTTCGACTATGTTGCGCTTATTCAAGATGCGGAGATATTATGGGGCCGCAAAAGCAGCTAAACGCCTATCTGCGGGCCGTCAGAGATGTTCCTTTCAAGTGGGGGCACCATGACTGCCTGACGTTCACTAACGGCGCGTGGCGGGCCATGTATGGGCGCGGGTGGGCCGATGATTGGCTTGGCCGCTACATGATCCAGACAGCCTACGGTGAGCGCCCTATGCGCAAGGATCAGCTTCGCAATGAGTTCGGGTTCTTTTCGTTTGAGGAGGGCGTGGATCAGAAGCTAACGCGGGCGGGTCGGGTTCCGCCAAGGGGCGCGCTTGTTGTGACGGAAAAGGCGGAGAAATGGGGGATTGGCTTCGGCATGGGTATATGCGTTGGAATTAAGGCGGCGTTTCTTTCGCGGCAAGGTGTGATATACATGCCTGTGACTGATATTGCGAAGGCGTGGGTCTGATGAAAGTTCCTTACAATGTAATGCGCCATGCTGATTGGGATCGGTCCCCGCGTGATCCGGCTACTATCGGTACAGCCATTGTTACAGGTCTTGGCGGGTCCACGGCTCTTGCCGCAACAACTGTTGCATTTGGCGCTACCGTTGCAGGAATCGTCGGCTATTTAGCAATTACAGTTGTCACATCTTGGGCATTGCAGGCTTTAGCCCCCAAGCCCGACTTCGGCGCGCTTGACTCCAACGGCATCTTGGTCAACCGCAAGGACGCGGTATCGCCTCACCAGTTTATCTACGGACAGGCCCGCGTCGGCGGAACGGTGACGTACTATGAGAGCACGGGCAACAATAATGAGTTCCTGCATCAGATCATCGCCATTGCGGGGCATGAGGTCGAGGAAATCGGCGACATCTACATCAACGATGAAGTTGTGACGTGGAACGCCAGCACAGGCTTGGTGGATGGCAAGTGGAAAGACAAAATCCGCATCCGCAAGCATTTAGGCGATCAGACGACACCGGACGCAGACCTGCTGGCTGAGAGCGAGCAAGTGACAGGCGCGTTTGTCGGCAACGGCATCGCCTATCTCTACGTTCGCTATGAGTACGATCAGGACGTGTTCGCCAATGGCCTGCCTCTTGTGACAGCGGTTGTGAAGGGCAAGAAGGTTTACGATCCTCGCAGCGACACGACGGCATGGAGCGCAAACGCGGCTCTGTGCGTGCGTGACTACATCACCAGCGGTTACGGCCTACAAGACAGCGATGTGGACAACACAGCGTTCTCTGTGGCGGCTAACGTGTGCGATGAGAACATCACGCTGTCAGGCGGCGGGACTGAAAAACGCTACATGATGAACGGCGTCATAACGGCGGGTGAAAGCCATTCAACCATCTTGGGACGCATGATGACATCCTGCGCCGGGACTTTGTTTTGGGGCGCTGGCAAATGGAAGTTGATCGCGGCTGACTATGTGGCTCCGACCAAGGTTCTCACGCTGGACGACCTGCGCAGCAACATCTCGCTGGATACGCGAGCCAATCTGCGGGATCAGTTTAATGCGGTGCAAGGCACGTTTAACGACGCGGACTCTCGCTGGGTCACGGTTGACTACCCTCCATTCACGTCGTCAGTGTTTGAGACTGAGGACGGTGGCGACGAAACCGCTCTGGACATGCAGCTACCGCTAACCACAAGTGGCGCCACAGCGCAACGCATTGCCAAGCTGACCCTGTTCCGCGCACGCGAGCAAATGACATTCACTGCGGACTTTGGGCTAAACGCGCTTGATGTTGAGGTTGGCGAAATCATCGCGCTGACGATTGACCGATACGGATGGGACGAAAAAGAGTTTGAGGTGGCCGCCTGGAAGTTCGGCCCTAACGGTGAGGCGGGCGATCTGCGCGTGACGTTGACGCTGCGCGAGACATCCGAGGCGGCTTTTGATTGGAACGCTGAAGAATCGGCGATAATCAGCAACAACACCTCGTTGCCGTCGCCGTTGGTCGCGCCTGCCGCAGGCATTTCGCTTAGCACTGAGTTGCGCGTTGCCAACCAGCAAGTAGTGGGTGCGCTGATTATTGATGTGGTGGCAGATAGCCCGTTTGTTGACAGGTTTGAGGTGGAGTTCAAACGGGCTGACGAAACAGAGTTCATTAATCTTGGTCAATCGGGCAGTGGTCGCTTTGAAGCGATTGGCGTGTCTGACGGGCTGTTTGATGTCCGCGCAAGGGCGATCAACGTCTTTGGCGTCAGAGGCCCGTTCAATACCATTACAAACTTCTATGCGACCCTGTTTGAGCAGGTGCCAGAGGATGTGACAAACTTCTCTGCCAATGTCGTGGGCAACACTTTGCACCTAAGCTGGACGCCTGTTAGCGACCTTGATCTATCTCATTACAAGCTGCGGTATTCGTCGCTCACAAGCGGGGCTAAATATCAAAAGTCTGTTGATCTTGTCCAGCGCATTTCAAGACCTGCCAACACGGCAACGGTCCCCGCCCAAACAGGAACATACTTCATCAAGGCCGTAGACAAGCTGGATATATCAAGTTCAAATGCCGCAAGCATTGTCATTGATACGAATGTTGCAGACATAGACTCTCTGAATGTGGTTGAGACGCAAGACGAACATCCAAATTTCTTGGGGGTAAGGGATGGCGTTTCTGTCGTAAACGATGATGCGTCCAACTTCATTACGCTGGATACATCGCTTTTGTTCGACGAAGCATCTGGCGACTTTGACGATGCGTTGGGCTTGTTTGACGGTGGCTTTGGCACGGTGTCTGCATCAGGGACATATCAGTTTGACGAATACATTGACCTTGGTGAAGAGTATGTTAGCCGCGTCACGACTTCCATGTTGCTGGACTTCTTGGATTACATAAATGATTTCGACTCTGCTCTGGGATTGTTTGATGCGCGCGCAGGAGACTTCGACGGTGATCCAAGTCAGTTTGACACGACATCCGTAAGGACACAGGTATCAACCACCAATGACGACCCTGCTGGCTCGCCTGTTTGGTCTGATTGGCGTGACTTTATCGTGGGTGACATCAGCGCCCGCGCATTGCGTTTCAGGGCTGTCTTGGAAAGCACAAGCGGCGGCAACGCGCCCGCCGTTCGTGAGTTAAGCGTTGAAGTGGACATGCCTGACCGTTTAGAGGCTCAAGACGATCTGACCTACACTGAGTCCCTCGCTGTCACGTTTCCAGCAGCGTTTAAGGCTGTGCCCGCGCTTGGAATAGCTGCAACCTTGGCAGATGGTGACAGATATGTTATTTCTGGAAAAAGCCGTAGCGGTTTCACAATTACCACATTTACGGGTGCATCTGTAAGCACAAACCCGACCACGATTGACTATGTGGCGAAAGGATATGGCAAGGAATTGACATGAGCCAAAATGACTTCAACATCGCCAATCAGGGCTTCCCGTCATTTCGAAGTGACTTGAACTCCGCCTTGCTGGCGCTTGGTTCTAACTCGTCAGGCGCAACCGCTCCAGCGACCACCTACGCTTATCAGTGGTGGTATGATACTGCGAACAACATTCTCAAGATGCGCAACGCTAATAACGATGCGTGGATTGATTTTGCCTTTTTGAACCAAACGACAGACGAACTGATTCCGACAATCGCCGGGGCAGAAATTACCGCAACGGCTGCCGAGTTGAACAATCTGGACGGCTTTACAGGGTCCACGGACAACCTAAACGCCACGCAATTTCTCAGCGGACGCAATCTTATTATCAACGGCTCTGGTCGAATCAACCAGCGCGGTTATGTTAGTGCCACGGCAACTGGCGGGGCAAACGAATACACTCTTGATCGCTGGCGAGTGGTGGCGAGCGGCCAAAACCTGACATACACCGGTACGAATGCGGGCGTCACGATGACGGCACCTGCTGGCGGTGTTGAGCAGGTAATTGAAGGTGCTAACATCGTCGGCGGCACTTACGTTATCAGCTTTACCGGCACTGCCACATGTACGGTTGGTGGCGTTACCAAGTCCAGCGGTGATACTGTCACTCTGACAGCCAATACCAATGCGACGGTTCGCTTTAGCAGCGGCACGTTTACCGATGTGCAACTCGAAGCAGGCTCCGTCGCCACACCGTTTGAGCGCAGACCCGTGGGAACCGAGTTGGCGCTGTGTCAGCGGTATTATGAGGTTGGCGGCGGACATGGCGTATCTTATGGTTCGTCCGCATCTGCGGTCCAAAGGGGCCAAGTATATTATAGGGTTTCTAAAAGAGCTACCGCAACTCTCGGTCTCACCAAAACAGGTGGGGTGGCGACAGGCCCAGTGATTACCAATATCTTTCCTTCGCTTGATGGTTTTAGTTTTGGGTTCTCATCGACAGCTGCCAGTCAAGAAATTGTGATAACTTACACAGCAGACGCGGAGTTATAAGCCATGATCACCCAAATCATAAAAACCCCACAAGGCTACGATATCATTCTCAACGGTCAAACGCTGTCCGTTCCAGACGCAGGCGGCAACCGCCACTACCAGATGGTGATGGAGGCCATCGAGGCAGGACAGCCCGTGCTTGATCCGCCGCCACCCCCAGCGCCCACGCTTGAGCAGCAGAAGGCAGCACGGCAGGCCGCATATACCGCAGAGGCCGACCCGATGTTCTTTAAGTACCAGCGTGGGAAGGCAACTGAGCAGGAATGGCTAGATTTAATCGCTGAGATCAAGCTGCGGTATCCGTATCCAGAGGTATAAGCAATGTCTCTGCCATATTACGTTGAGCCGGAATACTGGCTAGAAGGCTCTTACTAATGGAAATGGATGCAATCTGGAACACGATCCTTACGGGGGTTGTCGGCTTCATTGTTTGGTGGGCCAAGTCTCAATCGGATGAGACCAACGCCCGCTTAACTCGCCAGATATTTCGTGCTATGATGCGCGAGTATTTTCAATAGGAGGCCGACAAATGGCTACACTCAACGACCGCGTGTTTGACAACGGCCTCACCGTTCTCGACACAGAAGCAAACAAAATCATCAGCACCTCACAAGAGGCTACAACATTCACTGAAGCTAACGTGACCTACGCCCTTGGCCACAGCACAAGCCTTAGCATTGGTGCCCCACAGGATCGCTCAGGTGGCGGTCGTGAGGTTGTCGTAGCAGCTATCGCTGATGGTTCTGTCACAGGCACAGGCACAGCTACTCACTACGCTATCGTTGATACTGTCAACAGCCGCTTGCTGGCGACGGGTTCTTTGACGGCTTCGCAGTCTGTCACAACGGGAAACACATTCACGCTTTCTGCCGTTTCTATCGGTATCCCTGACCCCGTTTAATAAAGAGGTGCTGACATATGGTCACTTTCGCAAACAGAGCTAAAGTCAGCACCTCAACAACAGGTACTGGTAATATCACACTTGGTACTGCTGTTGCTGGCTACCAATCCTTTTCTGCCGCTGGTGTCGTCAACTCTGATGTATGTCGCTACACCATTGAGGATGGCAATGCGTGGGAAATCGGCTCTGGCACTTACTCTGCTGGCACTCTCACTCGTGTTCTTGGTGAAAGCTCTACAGGCTCTCTGCTGAACCTTTCAGGCGATGCGGTGGTCTACATCACTGCGTCTGGTGAAGACATTGTGCAGCCTTCAGACTTGGCGACAGTTGCCACTACGGGCGCTTATAGTGACCTGTCTGGAATACCCACGCTTGGCGCTGCGTTCCAAGCAACTTTAACATCTGGCGATGTTAGAAATGCAGTTGTACTTTGGAACAATATAGAAACAAATATTGGGGGCCATTACAGCAGCGCCACAGGAAGATTTACTGCGCCTGTTTCGGGCAATTATTACTTTGGCGCAAACGGCATCTTGGGGGATGCATCAGGAAGACTGCAACTCGGGTCTATGAATCTTCGGAAAAATGGCGCGGATGTGAAGGTGAGCCATTTCAATAATAGCGACGCTTGGGAAAACTGTAGTATCACATCTATCATGGCTATGTCTGTTGGTGATTACGCTGATATCTACATTTCGTCTGATTACAATGCGCCAAGTCTGTTTGGCTCTGGGTTATACTCCAATTTTTGTGGCTTTCTCCTCGGATAACCGAAAGGATAATAACTATGAACTACACCGTCACCCTCACCCCCGCCGAAGACGCGGCACTGTCCTACGCAGCGTTGTCGCAGCAGGATTGGATCGACAACTCGGTCCACGAACGCGCGCGCCTCGCCACAGACGAGATTGTAGGGATCACAGTGACCAAGTGCCTAGAAGCTGGAATTCAAATCCCCAACGCGAAAGACGAAATGGTCACGCTGGCCTTCGCACAGGGCTGGGTCAAGACCGCAGCCGAGCGTCAGGTGGAAGTCGAACGTCAGGCGGAAGTCGAGGCGGCAGCGCAGGCCAGCAGGGAACCTAACTAATGTCAGGCTACATCTAAATGCTTGGATTTTCGCCTCTAGCCTCTGCGCCTTTAGCCTCTGCGCCTCTGGCTGATGATGGGGCGGTTATCGTCTACCCCATAAATGCTGATGGCATTGTCACGGGTCAAGCTGTTGTTGATAGTTCTACTGTAGCTCAGGAACACGGCCTTACAGCCGATGGCTTGACGACAGGGTTACCAGTCGTTCCGTTGTCAACGCTTGTTCGGACACACATCCTACCGGCAAACAGCATTACAACCGGCCAACCTGTAGTGCCAGCTATCAGTGCTTCTGAAGAAGAGACTTTCTCTGCTGACCCAACCACTACTGGTCAGCCTACAGTACAAGCCTCTGACCTACTGCAAGAGCATGAACTCTCACCAGTGGCAATTATTACAGGTCAACCAGTTGTCCCCGCAATCACAATGTCAGAGGACGAGACCTTTGCGGCTGATCCGATTTTGTCGGGCGCACCCGTCATTGCGACAGCCACAATCGAGCAAGATGAAAATCTAAACGGCGACAACATTGCGACGGGCAACGCTGTTGTTCCTGCGATTACAATGTCAGAGCGTGAAACGCTAAACGCTGACCCGATAACGGCTGACTTCCCAAGGGTCGGACAACCGACGATTGAGCAAGAGCATGACCTTGCGCCAGTGAGTATCGCAAGCGGCGCGCCTGTCATTTCTGCATCTGTCATTGCGCAGGTGGAAGTTCTGACAGCGGCTAACATCACCACCCAGCCGCCCGTTGTTGGAAGCCCCACAGCGATTGTTGTCCATGTTTTGAGCGCCGATGACATCACGACAGCCGCGCCCATTGTTGACGCCTCTACCATCGAGCAAGAACACGAGTTGCAGGCCGATAATGTTTTGGCTGGCGCACCTGTAATTCAGCCATCTGTTATGGATGTCACGGTAATCCTCAGCGCAGACAGCATTGTGACAGGTGCGCCTGTGTTTGGGCCAGCATATGTCAATGGAAGCGCTAGAAGGTCGATCAGCATTTCTGATCCTTCAAATAACGTCGCCCTAGTGAAGATTGGGCCAAATGCGTGTATTGTGACGCAGCAAGCAAACGAGGCGGCATAATGGTTTTTTACATCAAGCAAAACGACACAAGCCCTTCGATGCTGGCTACGCTCGAGGATGCATCTGGAAATGCAATCAACCTTCTTGGCGCTTCTGTTCGCTTTCATATGAGTGCAATCAGTTCTAGCATCACAAAGGTTGACGCTTCGGCATCTATCGTAACCCCCGCTGCTGGAACTGTTCAATACGATTGGGACGCGCTAGACACCGACACAATCGGCTCATTCCAAGCTGAATTTGAAGTCACATATGTTGATGGCACAATCGAGACATTCCCGAATGACGGATATGTGCGGGTCGAAATTATCCGAGATATTGCGTGAGGCTGACCTATGGACACTCTATCCCTGCTCAAAACACTCTGGCCAATCGTTGTCGGTTTCATTGCGTTTCTGGTCTGGCTGATCCGGCTTGAGGGTCGGTCTATCGAGAACAACAAAGAGATCAAGCGGCTCTGGTCGCAGCGCAAAGAGGACTTGGAAATGTCCCGTCAGTCGCGCGTGGACACGAACAAGATGCTGGGCGAGATACGCGATGACATCAAGGCGCTGATCGCCAAAGTCGGAAAATGACACCGGAGTGGCTGAACCGCTGGCGCATCTGGCCACGGCTCATCATCACGCTTTACGGGATCGCCTTCTACCGCACTACCGAATGGTTTATGGCGCTGCCTGACCCGACAAACGCGCAGGCAGGCTTTGTCAGCGTCATCGTTGGTGCAGGCGCAGGTTTCTTTGGGATATACGTCAATGGCAAAGCATCTAGCTCTAGTGTGCCTTCTGATCGCTCTGACGGGCTGCGGTAAGCTGCCCATCGGGATGCTCGGCGGTGGACCTAACGTCGCAGCCAATACGCAGGTCGGGCGCGAGAACGTGCAGCAAGCGGTGGCGCAGCAGACTCGAACAACCGCGGGCCGTGATGTGGTGACCACGACGCGAGATGTGGAGGCGGATCAAGTGGACGCTGTGACGATCAACAATGATCGGGTTCCAATTTGGCTGATTGTCGCGCTCGTGTTAGGGTGGCTTGCACCTAGCCCTAATGAAATCGGGCGCGGCGTGCGCAGATTATTTAAGCGGAGACATTGATATGGGTTTCAGCCTATCGAAGCGCAGCCTGAGCCGATTGGCTGGCGTGGATGAAGATTTAGTCGAAGTCGTGAAATACGCCATCACGGTCACAAAGATTGACTTTGGCGTGACGTGCGGCGTGCGCACCGTAGCAGAGCAAAAGGCCCTTGTGGCCAGCGGTGCCAGCCAGACGATGAACTCCAAGCACCTTGAGGGCCGCGCTGTTGATCTGGTCGCCTACATCGGCCCGCGCGTGTCGTGGGAGCTAAACCTATACGACGACATCGCTGACGCCATGAAAGAGGGCGCTGTGGTCAAATCCGTTGATCTGCGTTGGGGGGCGGCTTGGCACATCCCGGACATTCGTTTTTGGGACGGCACGATGGAGGACGCGATGAACAGTTACATCGACCTGCGCAGGTCTCAAGGCAAACGGCCATTCATTGATGCCGTCCACTGGGAGCTGAATTGATTTATGGGGCGCGCGACGCAGGCAAGGGAGGGGGACCACGCCGCGCGCCTCCTACATATCACCAAGCAGTCGCTTCACCAAAGGCAAATATCCGTGATCGGGTCCGTGCTTGTCGCGCCAAGTCTGTTTGCCGTTGTGGATCGCTTCCGGGCCGTCTAAGTGACACTCCCGACACAGCGGTATCACATCGAAGTCGCTGGCCTTCCGGCTGCCGTAACGTTCGTGAATGCAATGGTGAGCGTCGGAGGGCGGCGGAGAGCCGCATATAACGCACGGTAGGGCCTTTACCCGTCGCATATACTCTAGGGCTTCCTGACCCGCCTCTGAGGCCCTGTAGGCCCTACGCTTGGCCGAGACTTTGCGTAGGGGTGTTTTTTGTTTGAGCGGTGAACGCTTCACTGGAACCATTTCTCCCAGCGGTGGCACTCTGCGCTGATGAACTTGACCTCTTGGTATAGGTACGAGACCTTTTTTTTGCTTTTGCGCGCGCGTTCTATGGCTTGGTTGAAAAGTTCACGCTCCGCATATAGCGCATTCAGCTTACGGCGAGCGATAGGCCGCATGATTGGGGTTAAGAGCCAGCGTATCATAAACCAAGAGCCTCGCGGTACAGTTCCTCTATCGCTTCTTCCTCGGCGCGCTCATCCGCTTCCTTTTTGCGCAGCGCGACGATCTTGCGGATGGTCTTGGTGCAGTATCCGCGAGACTTGGCTTCGTCATAGACTTCCTTGCGGGCTTCGGTTTCGTCAGCGATGGCCGCGTTTTGATGCTCAATGCGTTCGACGATCTGGCGAAGTTCGTCGGCGGTGACTGCGAATGTGTCTGTCATGGTCATGTTCTCCGTGGTGGCTCTGATGGAAGGGCGGCGATGACTTCGCGCCCGGTGGTTGTCACGCGCCAATGGTTTCCGCGCGTTGCAATTTCGAATGGCTTGTCTTTCGGTGGATCGGCCTGTTCCAGCCAGCCGCATTCCGCGAGGCTTAGAAGCGCAGACCCATGCACGCCCGTCTCGATGGACGTGAACGCGGTGTCTTGCACCTTGGCCAGCTTTTTAAGCGTCAGCCATCGTGATCGTGTTAGCTTGGGTTTCATGTGAACTCCTGTTCATAGCGTAGGGCTTCTGGATCTGTCAGGTGCACGCCTTGCGCCAGACAGTGTTTTTGCATTTCATCCATGAACGCAGTCATCTGCTTGACGGTCATCAGCCGCGTCACTGGCAAGTCAAAGTCCTTGATCGCGTCTAGTTTCTGGTCGTATGGCAGGTGCTTCATAACCCTGTCATATGACACTCGGAACGCCTCGTTCTCAGCCCGCAGTATCGGCACGCCAAAGCGTAGCTTGCACTCTGCGCGGACATCCTCGTGGGTCTGATCGCCAAGCTGGGTAGCAATGTCAGTAAACCATCGCTGCGCCAGCCTGTTCTGAATGTGAGAGCGTTGCGCGCCTTGCGTCCATGTCACCGTCAGGGGCAGCTTGCGCCCCCGCAGCAACACCGACAGCGCGTCAACGTGCCCGGGTTCGCGGATGATTTTAGTCGGCATCAGAAGGCTTCCTTTTCCGTCCAGCGTTTCACACCTTCAATCTCTGTTCCTTTGTGATGCTTGTCGATATACGCTTCAATAAAGGCGGTCATTGCGTCCCGGTCGTTCTGCGCGATCCAATGCAGTGCTGCGCGGTGGTCCTGAATTTCATAGCGATGAACCGTGCGCATTCCTTTCACCGTGTCTTTTTGCTTGGCGCTGGCTTCCTGCGCCGCCTGCTGCGCCATAGCGGCCTTCTCAGCGGCATCTCGCTGCGCTTGGATATCTGACGCCTGAGCGGCGCGTGCGGCCTCCATCGCCTCTCGCTTGGCCTTCTCAGCGGCCTCCCATGCTGCACGCTTTTCAGCCTCCTTTTGCGCGGCAAGGTGGCGTTTGAATGGGTCTTGCGCTGCGACGATGCCTTTGGCTACGCGGTCAAGGTCATCTTGGGTCGGCTTCCACCGTGCAACTTCTGCTTTCCATGCCTCATGCAGCGGCTTGGTAGCATCGTCGCGAGCGTTTTTAACGTCCTTGATCGCGGACTTTATAGATTTTAGCAGAGCATCCGTGGCCTTTAGCTGGTACTCGTACTGCACTGGCTCCCCGTCAAGCCAGTTGCCTGCTTCCTCGATGACATCAGCGTAGGGCGCAAGTGCCACGTCGATTGGGTCAGGCGGATTGTTGTGTCCGATGTTGCTCATTTTGCTCTCTCCTAGTATGGAATTTGGTCATCACCGATGTCGGAATTGTCCGGCATGGTCAGGTTCTTTTTTGCTGCGTTCTTAGCTGCGACGACATCAGCGTGCGCGGCTGTAGGCTTGGGCAAGTTTGACCAGCGGTCTTTCAGGTCATCCAAGCTGTCAGCCTGCGCGAGATATTCTGTGGCTTGCTTGATTGCCTGCGGGTCAACCTCGGGCGGCTTGGGCGCTTCGCGCTTCGGTGCAGCTTTTGATGCTGCGTTGCCGTCGTCATCTTCAGCGGCTATCCCGCAAAGGCTTTCTACGCCCACGCGTTTTGCGTAAGTTGTGGCAGATTTAAGGCCCTGCATGTCATTTTTGGACACGATAAGCGGCACGTCGCAAAAGATGTGCGTATCACTCTCGCCGTGGCTCAGAGTGGTGCGCATCATGTTGGTGCCTTCTATGGGTACGATGCTGCTCCAAACCGAAACCCCGTTTTGGTTCAGGGCTGGTAGTGCGACCTGCATCACGTCCGCCAAGTCGGCGTATTTGCTGCGAAAGTGGGGGTTCACCGTCCCTTTGACCACAGGCCCCATCTCAGACTGCGCCGAAGCTAGTGCGGTGTATACGTTTTTGTGCTGTGTCATTTCTGTGTCTCCTGTTTGTTGTTAAGGTCAGCAAGTGCCTTGCGCACCTGCTCAACCATTTCCCCTGCTGTTGCGTGGCTACTCTCGCGGACGATCGCTTGGATTTGCCCGATGCAATAGGCTCGGTCCCATTCGCGGTTCATCATTCAAACTCCAGTCCGTCGCACATGCTGTGGATCGCGTCGCGCAAGTCTTTCGGCAGTGACATGACGTTTACGTCTACGCCGAGGATTGTAATCGACTGCACGTCGATTGTGCTGTCTTTGACGACTTCCCATGTAGGCGATCCTGGCACACCGTAGTCGTCGGTCTCCGTCTCTGCGGTATAGTCGATTTCAATGTCGTCGCTTGCGTATTTTGCTGTTCGTGTCATTCTACATACCTCTCTTGACTGGTTCTTGATACCGCGCTACCAGTGCGCTTGTAAACAGAAAAATGCAGCTAACGAAAAAAAGAGAGATGAGATACGATGCAAGCAACGAACAAAGAGGGCAGAGATATGGGATTTAGGGGACGCCATAAGAACCGCCGGGACGCCAACGAGGCGGATCTGGTCGCGGAACTGCGCGCGCACGGGTTCAGCGTTTACATGATGGATCAGCCGCTCGATCTGCTGGTGGGCTATGCTGGCCGAACCTACCTAGTCGAGATCAAGACGGAAAAGGGCAGGTTGACGGAGGCGCAGCTTGAGTTCCTCGCGCACTGGCGGGGCGATGCTACGGTCCTGCGCACCAGCACCGATGTTAAGCTGTTCGCGCGAATGGTGAAGGGGGTTCCCTGCGATGGATGACATGCGCCTGACCATCCTGTCCTATCTCCGCATCATCCCTGCGGCCAACACCGATATGATCGCGCGGGAGTTGGGCTTGCCTCATAGAGCCGTGCAGGACACGCTGCACCAGATGGACGATGACGGCGACGTTTTCCTGCGCTGCGGATGGTATCGACTGAGCGAAGCTTCTAAGACCTCGCTTGCAAGAGGCTGAAAAATGCTTTAGAAAGAAAAGCGGC